TATGAAGGGAGAGGTTTTGTTTATTTGTGGTAGACCAAAGTTTAAAGGATGTACACATGGTCTTCCTCAACCTTTAGCTTTAGTTATTTTTGGAAAAACTAGTAAGGTTATGGATTCTTTTTATTTGTAAAAATAGGGGAAAAATTACCCTATTGACAGAATACTTTGTGCGTGCTATAATAAAACCTGAAAGCAACTAACAAAGGGAGGTGATATGGTAAAGATTAAAGTTGCATCGAAAGAGTTCTATATCCCAAAAGAAATTATGTTCTACCCGGATCAGATCCTTGATGAGCGTACGAATATGTGGAGGATTTCATTCAATAGCGTTACAGAGCCAAGCCTTACACAAACACTCGCAACATTTGCAGCAAGTGTTAATTATCAAGTAAGCCATATTTTTATCCATACTCCGAGTGTTACTGTAAAATATTACAATGTCAACATTCGTGTTACTCGTGATAGTGTATTATTTGTAGATTTTGAAACAGAGGCTAAACCATCAAATGTTGTTGTATCATTTAAATCAAAGCAGCAACATGTGGGGGTAATGTAAAATACTAACAAGGAGTATCGTATGAAGATCAGTGACTACCCAACCCTAGCTATGCGAACCGCAGTATATCCTAAAGAGCACAGCTTGAGCTATCCAATTCTTGGACTTATCAGTGAGCTTATCGAACTACATGACAAGGCTTCACAGACTACGCCAAAGTATGTACAGCACAATACACTTATTCGTGACAACATCCGTGCTGAACTTGGTGATGTGTATTGGTACATGGCTGCTATCTGTGTTCATTTTGATTGGAAGTTTGAAGAGCTTATTGATCCCGCGCACATGTCAAACACTGGATACAATGCAAACTTTTATCTTCCTGATAATTATCTTCTTGTCCATATCGGAGATCTCGCCGGTAAGGCAAAGAAGCTGTTGCGCGGTGATTATACTGGTACGTCTGGAGCAGAAGATTATATCTGGCGCTCACTAAAGGCAATTCACACCATTCTGCTAGAGTGGATGTTGTACTTGTGTATTGATGAAGATCTGCCAGAAGCACCACGAGATCTCTTTCCTGAGCCAAGCGTATGGCTGACTCGTGACTACGCTCTTATCTACGCAACATTGAATGAAAATATCGCAAAGCTGTCACAGCGTCTAGATCGTGGAACCATTCAGGGTGATGGTGATAATCGGTAACTATTGTGCGCGTGAACATTAACAACTACACTTTTGTGTAAACGACATATTATGTAAACATAAGTGTGAAAAAAGTCTATCCTATATATACAGGATAAACAAGTAAATAGGTAAGCAAGTACGTATGGATGTTGGGCATATGAAAATATGCCCAACTATTTTTCATGAAAGGGATAATCATGCAATATCTTTTAGTTAATAACGCGAGTGTGCTAAAACAGATTGGCGATGGTATTCTTGTACGCTACTCTGTTTCTGCGTATGAAGGATCTCCTACAATTACGAATAGTGATTATTCTTCTGGTTTGTTTTTGGGTGATTATGAGTTAGTTATTCTTGTGCGCGCACAAGATACTACAGAAATGATCAAAAACGCACTTATCGAAGCATTTCAAGCAATTACTATTTCTAACGACAAAGCACTTGCATTACGTGGTCAACGTGTGGATTGTTTGCTTACTGAAACTGCAAAACCTAAGTTACCAAATTACACATTAAGCTATGGTGATAGCAATGGTAGCTAAAACATTACCAAACCTTCGCGCATATCCTGTACGTAATGCAATTGTTGTTATGACAGATTTTACGTACAAACATCGTCGTGTTGGGGTATTGTGGGTAGATAAAGATACTCACAAAAGCCTACAAGATTACTACGTAGGAGTAGTGTGCGCGAATGATAATACAGAAGCAATTCTTCACTTCATGATCAACACCAACGCTATTACAACATATGGGAAGGAGTATGTATTTGATGAATTAGTATTTTATTTTGAAAATTATCAACATCAACTCCCAAAAATGTGTATATGGGATGATGATTCTTATTGTATTATTGATGAGTATGAACAATGATTACATTACATCACAAAGACTGTCTAGAAGTGCTTGCAAGATTACCAAATAGCTCAATAAACCTAATTCTACAAGATCCTCCATATAATACAACAGCTTGTTCTTGGGAGTGGGATATATTCACACAAATAGATACTTTCTGGTATGAATGGAAAAGAGTTCTTACACCAAATGGTGTTGTCGTCATGACCGCAAGTCAACCATTTACAAGTAAGTTAGTTGTAAGTAATTTACCAATGTTTAAGTATGAGTTTGTGTGGGATAAAGTAATACCAAGAGGACATCTTGTTGCTAAAAAGCGCCCAATGCAACAGACTGAAAGTCTGCTTGTATTCTACGCAAAAGCACCGACGTATAATCCGCAAATGGTAGAAAGAGAGAAGCCAATTAGAGGTACTGAAGGAAAACGAACATCTATTATGGGTGGAGTATCAAAAGGCTACCCTAAAAAAGTATATACTCACAAATACCCTACAAACTTGTTAAAAATTAAACCAGAAAAAGAAAAACTACATCCTACTCAAAAACCGGTTGATTTAATGAGTTATATTATTAAAACATACACTAATGAGAACGATGTAGTATTTGATGGATTTATGGGATCTGGTACCGTTGGAGTAGCTTGTAAAAAGTTAAGTAGGCAGTTTATTGGATGTGAGTTAAATCATAAGTATTTTGAAATAGCAAAAACAAGAATATATGGAGTATAATTTGACAACAATACTACACCACAAAGACTGTCTAGAAATACTGAAAACACTACCAGATGCAAGTATTGATGCAGTAATTACCGATCCTCCATATCTTACTACTGATTTACACTTTGACAAAGCAGGTAATGCGTTACACAATCCTCTACAATGGGTTCATGAGCTTTTACGAGTAGTTAAACCAAATGGCTATTTAGCACTCTTTTCACCAGTAGAAATGCAAGCACAAGTTGCACAGATTTGGTCAATGCGTTTTAGTGGGGCTTGGGTAAAACCAGCTGGCTCTATGCGTACACACTCCGCAAAGAAGCCTATGAACCAATGGGAGTTATACTGCGTTTTTGCTCATCCAAAACATAAAGTATCAGAGTTAACTTGGAATAAAGCAACATATGAAACTGGTAAGCCTTGGAAAAAAGTAAAAAGAAACCTTGGTTATAAGCGTGATGGAAAAGATCAACTAGACCGTTCTGATACTTCTGCTTGGACAGAAGAAGGGTATGTAGGATCAAGCGATGGGCGTAGATATTATACTGATACACTTTTTGGTGGTCAGAAAGCCTATATGCCAATGGCAGAACGTACTATTCATCCTACACAGAAACCAATTGCAGTAGTAGAAGTATTAGTACAGTGGTTAACGAATACTGGTGAAACAGTACTTGATCCGTTTATGGGGTCTGGTACTACAGGAGTTGCTGCAAAGAAGTTTGATCGTCAGTTTATTGGTGTGGAATGTAATCATGCGTATTTTTGTATTGCGAGAGATCGTATTGAGAGTTATACTGTGCGCGCACAAGAATAAGGGGAAATTGCATGTCAACATTTAGTGATACTATTTTAGCTCATAAGTACCTAAACAAAGATCTTGGTGAAACATCATGGGATGATGTTGCTCGTCGTGTTGCTTGGGAGGTTGTGGGGAAGAACTATCCGAGGGCTTACAAAGAAGTCTACCAGATTATTAAAGATAAGAAGTTTATTCCTGGTGGACGTTACCTGTATGCTGCTGGACGTCCGTATCATCAGACACAGAACTGTTTTGCTGCTGAAACACGTGTTCCATTTTATGAAAATAATCAATTTTGTGTAAAAACTGCACCAATTAAAGATCTTGTTGGAAAGCCAGATCTAGTGATTATGACAACTGGTGGTACGTGGACACAGGCAGAGATTAAGTCATTTGGTGTGCAAAAGCTCTCAAAGATTACACTTCAACGACAGATTAACATTTATATGATTTCTGATGGTGGTACGTTAGAGACGTATGAAGAGAAAGTGATTTATGCTACACCAGGTCACTCTTGGCGTGTGCGCGCTGTAAACACAGATACCAAAGAAGTAAAGAAGCAAGAAGTACAGACAAAACATCTGAAGCCTAAGATGGAGTTGTGGGATGTATACGATCGCGCACATCGTTGGACTGTGATGTCTGTAGAAAAGACGGATCGTGAAGAGGAAGTATTTTGCGCGGTAGTAGAAAATACCCGTGAGTTTGTCATTGATGGAGATATTCTCACAGGAAACTGTCTACTGCTTGATGTAGAAGATACTCGCCAAGCATGGGCTGATCTCTCTCGCAGATCGGTAGAAGGTCTTTCTACTGGTGCTGGTATTGGTGTGGTGTATTCAAAGATCCGCCCAAATGGAAGCCCTATCCGTGGTATGGGTGGTAAGGCTACTGGCCCTATTGCATTGATGCAGATGATCAATGAGCTTGGTAGGCATATTCAGCAGGGTGGAAGTAGGCGGTCGGCTCTCTGGGCTGGGCTTCACTGGAACCATGCAGATGTTCATGATTTTATTGCATTGAAGAATTGGATTCCTGAAGTGCGTGCGCTAAAGGAAAAAGATTTTAATTTCCCCGCACCAATGGATGGTACAAACATTAGTGTTATTCTTGATGATGATTTCTTCAAAGCATATCATGATACCAATAACCCACAACATGTTCATGCACATGATGTGCATAAAAAAGTTGTGAAAAGTATGCTAAAGACTGGGGAGCCCGGCTACAGTGCCGACGTTGGTAAGAATGCCGGTGAGCATCTTCGAAATGCACCAGTAACCGCTGATACGTATGTATTGACTAAGCAGGGATACAAAAAGGTGCGCGATATTGTAAACACTTCAACAGAGCTATGGACAGGAAAACAGTGGGCTGTAGCTACATTTACCAAGACTGGTGAGAACGTTCCAGTAGTACGAGTAGAGATGACTGGTGGGCGTGTTATTCGATGTGATCCTTCTCATGAGTTTTTTGTGAATGTATTTTCTTTAGAAAATGCTCGTAGGAAATTTAGTGATGTTATGAAAGTCCGCGCACAAGATCTAGAACCAGATATGGTGCTTCATACATCACTACCACCAGTACACAACGAGCAGCAAGTAGATCGTGATGCGTACACGTTAGGCTATCTGTATGCTGATGGAGTATTTACCAAAAACAGCGCATATGTACATGTACCATGTAACACTGATGCTGCTGCAAGGCTATACACCAATTTACTTGTTTCAAGTAGGTATAAGTCTGCTAAAGTTATCAATGAGGGAGGTTTAGCCAAAGTTATTTACAAATCAGATAAGGAATATTGGTCTGGTAGAAAGAAAACTATCTTTCCAGAAGAGGTATACACCTACAACACAAATCAAATTGTTTCATTTCTTGCTGGACTATTTGATGGTGCTGGTGTATTCAACGCAGATCAAGCGCGTGTGCGGCTAGTTTCAAAAGACAAAACCTTTCTTCGATCAATTGCACGTCTACTAGAACAAGTAGGTATCTTTGCAGGAGTTGGTAAATCTGGATATTCAAAAACTGGCATGCAGCGATGGTGTTTAAATATTATGCACGATTACCTTTCTGCATTTGTTACAACTATCCCATGCCAGATTTTTAAACCTGATGTCAGTGAGTATGAGTCATATCGCGCATCAGATATTCGTGTACTCTCTGTTACAGAAGACGGTGCAGAGGATGTGTTTTGCTGTGATGTGGGTGTTCCAGAGCACTCCTTTATGGCTGAAGGTATTATTATTTCTAACTGCACTGAGGTAACAAGTGCTGATGATTCGGATGTTTGTAACATTAGCTCTATCAATCTTGCTCGTATTGAAACGCTGGATGAGTTTAAGCATGTAGTCAATCTTGCAATGATCTTCCTACTCTGCGGTACCTTATACAGCAAAGTGCCGTTTGCAGAAGTTGCAGCAACACGCGAGAAGAATAGACGTCTTGGATTAGGTTTAATGGGCATGCATGAATGGCTTCTTGTGCGCGGGAAGAAGTATGGCCCAGATCCAGAATTAGCCACATGGCTAGAACACTATAGCACATCAACAGATATTGCAGCAGGATATGCTGATGAGCTTGGTATTAGCCGTTCGGTAAAGACACGGGCTATTGCTCCAACAGGCACCATTAGTATTATTGCAGAAACAACATCTGGTATCGAACCATTGTTCTGCTCTGCATTTAAGCGCCGATACTTGAAGGGAAATACCTGGCATTACCAATATGTGGTCGATGCAACAGCACAGCGTATTATTGAGCGTGGTGTTGATCCTGATAGCATTGAAGACGCATATTCACTGGCAAATGATGTAGAACGCCGATTGGCATTCCAGTCGTTTGTACAGCAGTATGTTGACCACGGTATTTCTAGCACGATCAATCTTCCTGCTTGGGGAAGTGATTTGAATAATGAAACACGGGTTGACTCATTCGCTGACATGTTGATGAAGTACCTTCCAACACTTCGCGGTATTACGACGTATCCTGATGGTGCTCGTGGTGGGCAGCCGTTGGTAGCAGTACCATATCGTGAAGCAGTGAATCAAACTGGTACTGAGTTTATTGAGTATGGGAATGAGAATGCGTGTGTAAGTGGGGTGTGTGGGATTTAGCGTTATACTATTGGCGCACACAGGAATATAACTTGTGTGCGCCTTATATTACAAAGTATATTTACACACAGTAGTAAACTATGCAAGAAATACATAAAATAGAACCAGCATCAGAAGAATGGTGGCTTTTCCGGAAACCTATCTCAGAAGCAACGATTACAGACAATGTACTTCACTGGGGTACTGGTGGGTTGAATATTGATGGGTGTAGGATTGAACTTGATGATGCCTCCAAAGAGATGGCTGGTAAGTTGAAGCAGAGAACTAACAAACCTTCAGGGAGAGGACTTCATCACAATCCTAAATCAGATATTCAAAGAATAAAATTGGATCGAGAGATTGACACTTTTAAGTTGTCTGGTCGATGGCCAGCGAATGTAGTGCACGATGGTAGTGATGAGGTGGTGGGGATGTTTCCAGATACTTTACCTGCAAAACAAGCAGAACGTGGTAAAGGTATTGACAGATCTACATTTCGACATAAATCTGGAGAATTACATGGTGTGAGAGGTCATAATGATTCTGGAGGTTCAGCAGCACGCTTCTTTTATGGGGCAAAGGCAAGTGTGCGTGATAGGGATGAGGGGTTGAGTAATTTTACCAAAAAACGTTCTGGTGGTATGTCTGCTACATTGGATGGATCAATGCTTACTGGTAGTGGTAATGAACGTACTACTACCCGCGCAAATATTCATCCTACGGTAAAGAGTACTGAGTTGATGCGGTATTTGTGTCGTTTAATTACTCCCCCGCACGGAATAGTTCTTGATCCGTTTGCTGGTAGTGGAAGTACTGGAAAGGGTGCATTGAAAGAAGGTTTTCAGTTTATTGGTATTGAGATGGATGAGGAGTATTATACTATTGCCCGCGCAAGGCTGGAGCATGTACTTCAGCAGAAAGGATCTTCATGAGCTTTTATGCAGACTTTGAAGATGTGATGATCGTTCCAACGTTTAGCCATCTAACAAGTAGGAAAGATGCAGAACTTACTGTTACGTATAAGTTTCTTTATTCAATGTATCCATTTACTGGTGTTCCGATTGTAGCTTCAAATATGGATGGTGTTGGTACTCCTCAGATGGCTGAAGCACTAGCATCACATGGTATGCTTACGTGTCTTACAAAGTCATATACAAGTCCCGCACATGGAATACGAACATTTGGCTTACGTGAAGGTATTTCGGCTGTAGAGCAGTATATTCTACAACATAATCCAGAAATGATCTGTCTTGATGTAGCAAATGGGTATATGAGTACATTTGTTAATTTTGTACATGATGTGCGGGCTGTGTATAGCGGAACAATCATTGCAGGAAACGTTGTAACTCCTTCAGGAGTAGAAGCACTAACAAACGCTGGCGCAGATATTGTGAAGATTGGTATTGGATCTGGAAGCATGTGTACTACAAGGTTAAAGGCTGGTGTGGGTGTTCCACAACTTACAGCAATTATCACATGCGCTGAAGCACATCCTGAGGCATGTCTTATGAGTGATGGAGGATGTAGAAATCCAGGTGATGTAGTAAAAGCGTTTGCTGCTGGTGCATCTTTTGTAATGCTTGGTGGAATGTTTGCAGGTCATACAGAGGGTGGACACGTGCAAGGAGATCCATTCTACGGCATGTCTAGCCATGTGGCTATGGAAAAGCACTATGGAAGTGTTGATGATTATCGCACATCTGAGGGAAGGGTAGTGCTTGTTGATCATAAAGGATCAGTACATGGTACTGTGCGTGATATTCTTGGTGGTTTAAGGAGTGGTATGTCATACATCGGCGCACGCACAATTCCAGAAATTGCACGTAAAGCACGGTTTATTTACGCTAATCGTCAAGTTAATCATCCATAAAAAGGAGCTTATATATGCCAATGCCGAAACCACGTCCACGAGAGAATGAACAGGATTTTATTACACGCTGCATGGGCAATGATACCATGGTTACTGACTTCCCAGAGAATAATCAGCGTTCTGCGGTGTGTTATCAGCAGTGGAGAGATGGCCGTCGTCCACGCAGTCCTGCTGAAAAGACTGAAGCAAAAGCTCCTTCACGTTTTGATAGTCTTAATACTGGTGAAGTTGATCAGTGATAGTAATTTTTGGTAAAAAACATCCTCTTATATAGATAGGAGGATGTTTTTTTTTATTTAGTTTGCGCATAGTTTACAGATAGTTTACAGGCAGTTTGCAGGTAGTTTACGTATACTTTGTGCAATGTTTACCAAGGATATATTATGGGAAGAAGAAAAATTACTCAAACACAGCAAACACAAGCTCCTCAACCAGCTGTGCGCGTGACAGAAAAAGAAGAAAAACCAACACCACCACAATTCAGTACACTTACAAAAGATCAAATTATCGAAGAGTATAAACGATCGTACGACATCGATAACCTAACAACACCAAATGATAGAGCTAATCTTGATACGATGATTATGAACGCATTAGCTATTCGATCACTACAAGAAAAGCTCTTAGAGTTAGCAGTAGAAAACGTTATTGATAATGCTTCTGATATTAAACGCATCAATGACAGTATTCGCGATCTTACACAAACCAATCTTGCCATTGAACGACAGTTAAGTATTGACCGCAAGACAAGAAGGTCAGAATCTGAACAATCAGTACTTGAATATATTAACTGGTTAAAAGATGCAGCATCAGAGTTTCTTAGCGATACTCCACGTCTCACAAAGATCTCTTGTAAGCGCTGTAATATTATGGTTGGTAGAATTAGTGGTGTGTATGATACCACATTCTTTTCTGCGGAGTTTCAATGTCCACAATGTAAAAAACATATCTATATTCGCAGAGATGAGCGTGACACATTCTATGACATCAGAGATCCAGATTGGCGTAGAAAGTATCCTATTGAAATTATTCAGCCAAATAACGCTATCCTGGATGCACCGTTGGATACTGCATTAGTAGAAGATGATGTAATTATTAGTAATACGGTACAGGATGTTACAGAGTATGAGGATAAGGTAGTTGAGGTTTTTAGTGAGCCGCGCACACAGGAATAACTATGCCTATACGAAAAAAGCTAGATGAAAAGGATTTAGACCTTTTAGAAGTACTAGAAGATGAAGTGTGGTTAACTGAGTTTTTACGCAACACATCAGACGGTGAGTATAATCGTGCGCTTTGGCCAGCACAACCATGGAAGTATCGAGACTATCAAAAACAAATACTTACTGATAAATCAAAATACATTTCTCTTACTGGTGGGCGTGCTATTGGTAAGTGTGAGCCGGGTGAAGCAAAGATCCTTACCGTAGGGCGTGGATATATGATGTTGAAAGACCTGGTGAAAGAAACATCATTTCCCGTGTATGCGCTGGATCAATACTCAAACCTTGTTCAGCGTAGAGCAAGAGTTACACCAGATGATATGGCTCCAGTAAAAAAGATTTATACTCGTGCGGGGCATTTAATACACGTTACAGCAGAACATCCAATCCTTACACCAGATGGATGGGTAAAAGCAGAAAACATTGATGTAGGATCGCTAGTTGGTGTATTGACACAAATACCCAACGATATGATTAGTCAAACATTTGCCTGGCATGAATTACGATTTTTTGGATATATTTTACTAGATCCCCCATTGCGTGAAAGTACTGTTTTTGTGCCGAAGTATAAAAAGATTGGTGAAGAGTTTAAGTATATTTGTTCTCTTTTACCAGTAGATGTATTTCCTCGTGAGAATGGGTTTGGTGTGCGTAGGGTTAAGGGTGGGTATTTTTCTACAATCCGCGCACTTTACAATGATGTAGGCTTTGATGATGACTACGTATTTTCCTTGCGTATGTCAAGCATGCCTGAACTATTGATGCTAGAGTGTAAAGATAATCTTAAAGTATTTCTTGAAGCACTGTTTGCTCAGTTTGCAGAGGTATCTGCGCGGGAGATTAGTATATTTACACGCTACGAATCACTTACCTTTGCACTACAAACAATGCTCTTGCGCTTTGGTATTGAATCACGCATTACTACAAAAGACGAACCAAATAGTTATAGCCTTGAAATACTTGATTACGAAAATGTGTATGATTTCTGGAAAACATTTACATTACCCGGTGTATCTGTTGATCAACTAGAAGAGCCTGTACGTAAAGCACGAGTAAATGCACATCTTCGATATGATGAAGTGGTGTATGTGGATATGCCAATATATCCAGTACAAACATATGCTGTCCATGTGCGCGAAGATAATAACTATATCTCCAGTAACATCTATGTACATAACACTGTAGTACTTGAAGATAAAATTATCTACGAGGTAGTAAACTATGAACGTGAGTTTCCTGTTACACCAGAGCAGGTACTTACCACAGCCAACCAGTCGCAGATGCAGCCATTGCTGTCAAAACTTATACAACGTTTTACTTCAAGCCCACTACTAAAACATTATTTACAGAACAATGTAAATAAACAAGATGGTACGATGAGGTTTCCTGCACGAAGTAAACCATTCACGTTTTACTTTCGTATCGCAGGTAGTAAAGGCGAAAACAACGTCGTAGGGCTTCACGTACCAAAAGTGAAAATTGATGAAGCACAACTGTACCCACCAAATGCGTACACACAACTGCTTCCGATTATTAACTATTGGGAACCTAAAACACAGCTTCTTATTACTGGAGTATCAAATGGTTTACGTAATTCTGTGTTGTATTTAGTAGATCAAAAAGATCCGAAGTTTAAGAAATATCGTATTCCCTCGCACAATAACCCATTCTACTCACGAGAGCAGGATTTACAGAACTTACGTGACTGGGGCGGTGAGAATGATGATCGCTATGTTCAGCTTGTACTTGGTAGACACGGATCAGCAGCATTTCAAATCCTTACCAGAGATGATTTTAAAGTAGAAAGTTTTCCATTTCATAATTATCGATACCAGAGTAATCAGAAGATGAAAGGTATTCATTATCACGAAGTATTAGGAACACCAGCTATTCCAGAATCAATCCAGCTTGTCATGGCTATTGATACAGGATTTGTTGATCCTACCATTATTCAGCTTATTGGTATGGATAAGTATCACATTTGGAGAACCTACTGTAGGTATCACCTAAATCGTATTGACTTTACTGAGCAGAGAAAGATTATTCATTGGTTAGCTACAGAATATAATGTACAAACAATTGCGATGGATATTGGTGCTGGTGGTGGTGGTGCTGGTATTATGCACGCACTACTCCATGAGGACGAATATAAAAACGATAACTATAACCAACGAATTGTACCAGTCATTTTTAATGAAAAGATTGTTGTAGGATTACGCGAATCTGGTGAGGAAGTAGCAGATGATGCAAAGTCACATGGTACAAAAGTACTAGTGACCGAAGTTCAATCAAGCCGATTAGTATTTAGTGATGTAGATCATGAGGGGATTTCACAACTTGAAAGAATATCGAAGCAAAAACTTAGTACTGGAAAAGATCGTTATTTTGTACTATCCGATCGCGGAAGTGGTGCAGATTCAAATGATCACATTTATGCCAGTTATATTTGTTTTGGCATTGCAATTGATCGTGGTTTAGTAAAGCCCGCGCAAGCTACACGAAAGCTACCAACAGTATCTGGAGTGTATACCTAAATGTGCGCGTACGAATAAAAGATTATGATATATGAATAATGATACACCAAAACGAGTAGCAAAGGCTTCATACTTTACCAGTTACCTTGCTACACAACCAATTTATACTCCTCCAGTAAATAAATCACTTATTTCTGGATACTATAATCCGTCAGTAAAGCTGTTTGACTATCACGAGCTTATTAAAGTATGTCGATGGTTTTACACGTTTGATCCTATTGCAGGAACCGTTATTGAACGTATGGCTGATATGTCGGTAACAGAGATACGTAATCGCAGAAAGGGTAAGCGGAATACTGCACCAGTTGATGATACAACACTTGCATATTACAATGCTATTGCAAAGCGTATTCGTCCACTGATTAAAGCCATGGCTCTTGAGTATTTTATCCATGGGCTTGCAGTACCAGATTATACATTTGAACGTGTGCGAGGTGATCTGCTGTCAGAACATCTTGGTAGGCGTCGTGTGTGGGCTCCTGCAAAGGCTTGGGTGCGTAACCCAGAGAATATTGTACTAGAGCGTAAACCTGCTGGATTGGATCGTGCAGTCTTTCTTAAAATCCCATCACAAGATATTTCCTTTGTAAAAAACAAAGGATACTATGAAGACGGGAACTACGATCCAGAAACATATCAGAAACTTCTTCGAGAGTTTCCAGAATATGTACGTGCAATTGAAAGCGGAAAAACAACTATCCTACTTGAAAATGTACGCCCAATTCTACGTAAAATTACTAGCTATAATGAATATCCTTCACCATTCCTCACAAAAGCCATTAAAGCACTTCAGCATAAAGAAGCTATTAAGCAAATGGACAGAAGCATTGCTAATCGCGCAATTGAAGCATTGCGTCATGTAAAAGTTGGTGATAAGGATTTTCCTGCTGATGATGATGATATTACTTCTGCCCGCGCAGCACTAGAACAGAACAGCAGTTCTAGTGAGCGGGTATATAACCTTATTACGCCACACACCTACGACATCCAATGGATTCTACCACCACTAGAAGCATTACTATCTCCAGTGAAGTATGATGAACCTAATGCAGATATTTTCTTAGGATTAGGCTTCCCTCGTATTCTTACCGTAGGTGAAACATTACGCTCTAACTCTTCTGATAGTAAAATTGCTTCATTAGGCCCAAGAGCAACACTGGAAGATCTTCGAGACAGTCTTGTAACATGGCTTGAAGAATTGTACCAAGAGCTTGCAGAGCTTAATGGCTTTACCCGCATCCCAGAACCATACCTTACACCAATTCAAACAATGGACTATACTGCATTGGTGCAATTTGCGGTAAATGCCATGATCGCTGGTGGTATTAGTAAGAATGATCTTGCACAGCTCTACGGAACAGATTATGATACGGTGCAATCACAGCTAGAGATTGAACAAAGTGGTATTACTCCAACACCACCAGATGCAAACACAGATACAAATACTGCGGGAGATACAGAAAATGACCAACCAGATCCAGAACCAACAGACACCGAGACAAACATTCAAGAATCCTGAAATCTTGCATTTTCGTACTCCAGAAGTATTTGCTACATATTTACAAAATAGATCTGCACCAACATGGTTTACAAAGGTATGTATCCACCACACGGCTATTCCTACGGTAGTACAATGGCGTGGGCTGTCTACTATGCAAAATATGTTGTACTATTACCGTAGGCTTGGGTGGAAAAGCTTTCCTCATATCTTTGTTGCTCCTGATGGTGTGTGGCAAATGAATAACGTGCTTTTACGTGGCACGCACGCAAATGCAGCAAATGTGTTCTCTATTGGAGTAGAAGTAGTAGGTAACTATGATACTGGAGTGTGGCAAGAACCTATCCGCACGTATGCTGTGGAAACTATTCAGTTACTTCTTCAATGGAGATCGTTAAACAATCAAGATATTGTATTTCATCGATCATACAATCCTTCAAAATCTTGCCCAGGGAGGGCTATTACATTTCCTTGGGTGCAAGAGCAGCTAAATAACACTACTTCTGAAAATCGTACCTACAAAGTAATTACCGATCACGCTCGTATTCGTCAAGGACCAGCAACATCATACCCAATTGCAGGTAAGCTGATGAGCGGAGATATGTTTATCTCTTCAGCAGTGAAGGAAGATGAGACAGGGATGCACATTGGTGGGAAGAATACATGGGCGCACATTACAAAAGCAATCAAAGCACCAAACAATGTGGATTCTCTTGGCTTTGTTCATACAAGCCTCCTTGAACAAATTGGGTAAATTATGACAGATCCTTCTGCCGTTCTTGCTGCTATACGTGATGTAGGGCTAGCAGCAGTAATCATCCTCCTTTCATTATGGGGGATTTGGAAGGTTATCATTCCGGCAATTATTGATCAGCAACAGCAACAGACTGACTTCTATGTAGCGGAGATTAAATCTTTGAGACAAGAAGCTCGCGAAGATAAACAGCGAATGTTTGAAGCGTTTAATCAAAACTCCGAAGTAAACAAAGCTCTACAAGCTGCGCTTAATAACATTAGCGCGCAAATAGTAGAACTCTCTCGTGATGTCGTAGCTCTACAAGAAAAAGTAGACAGTATTAGTAAGGAGCAAACCAATGTTTGATTTTTCTACCATGACCGCGCAAGATGTTGTTCTTGTCATTTCACCATTTCTCTCTGTTATTGCTACGTATCTTATCGCTCAAGAAAGCTGGTCAAAACCAGTAAAAGCAGCAGTAGCATTTATTATTTCAGCACTCTTTGCAGCACTTGTAGCATACAGTCAAGGATCGCTGGTGGATAACTTCTGGGATAATTTCTTAGTTGTATATACTATTGCACAAGGTATCTACTGGTCTGTGTTTAAGGGTGTAGGTCTGGAAAAGTATCTGCCTAAGCAGCCTGTAGAGGCTTCAGAAAAGCAGCCACTTGACAGCTAAGTAATGTTGTGGTATAGTGGGTGTGTGAAATGCACACCCACTACAAAGGATGTGTGTATGACAACGATTATTCATGATGACTGTGTGCGCGGGCTACAAACACTACCACCAAACAGTGTAGACGTAATCTTTATCGATCCACCATACAACACTGGGGTAACAGAAGATAAAACACCAAAATACTCGCGTAATGAAGATTATGTAAAAAAGAACTGGAAGAGCTTTCATGCAGACTGGGATGTTATCGATGATTATTATCAGTGGGCTAGAAGTTGGTTGAGTGAGAGTAAACGAGTACTAAAAGAACACGGATCAGTCTTTATTTGCGGTAGTTTTCATAACATTCCAGATGTTGCAATGGCATTACGTAGTTTGAACTGTTACACTATTCAATGGATCTCTTGGTGTATTCCAAATAGTTTTCCTAATTTGTCTATGACAAAGATGGTGAGTTCTAATCAGGTTTTAATTTGGGCGCGCGCAAACAGTAAACACTTCTACGACGCAGAAGCAGCAAAGCGGTACAATGACGGTAAAAACCTACGCGATTATTGGGTTATTCCAAACAATACTTCAGAAAATAAAGGAAAAGTTTGGTTACGACATCCAAGCAAAAAGCCTACAGAGCTGGTTCAACGAGCTATTGATATTGCATTACCAAAAGAAAACAACGTACACGTAGTAGACTTTTTTGCTGGTAGTGGAACGACAGGGTCAGTGTGTAAGCGTCTATCACAAATGTACAATATTGATATTAATTGTACACTGATTGAACGTGAAGAGCAATACGTTTCATGGATTACAGAAAGGATGCGCTCATGACAAATACACTCACGCTTGGTATTGTTATTCCTACTGTTGGTTTACATAATGTAACACATGATTGTATTACGAGGCTTGTGGTTAATTTACTAAATCCAAAACAAACACAGATCATTATTGTAGACAATCTTTATAATGGTCAAAATCTATCAGCACTCGAAGAAGAGCTAAAGCAGTTTGCAGAAGGCAGTTGTATTGTACGAAATACCAACAATCTAGGATATTGGGATAGTCTTATTGCTGGTATCAAACTTCTACACACCGATCTTGCATTGTGTATGCACAACGATGTGTATATTTATGAGCAGGATTTTGATCAGCGTATTATCAATGAGTTTCTTATTAACGATAAGTTAGGTATTGCTGGTTTCTTCGGGGGTAGGGGCTTGAGTATTGATGGTGGTAGGGGTCATCCTGAGAGCAACATGGTTGGTAGGTATGATGGAACACACGGCAGTCTGCACGGGGCTATTTTAAAAGAATCACATCCAGCAGTAGTATTTGATTCTCTTGCAATGATCTTTCGGGTGAAGTATCTGTTGAGTGTTGATTATACTGACTTGCCCCCGCATCATTGGTGTGATCGTCTTATCTGCTTACGTATGATGAAAGCAGGGTTTAATCTCCTCACTATTGGTATTGAGTTTGATCATGGTGGATCATATACATCAAACGCAACATACAATGGTGAATCATTGCTAGAGTCTTTCTCTCGTGAATGGTGTACGAGTAAAGGTTTATCGAGGCTTGAAAACTGGAACCATACGCTCTATATGTATGGTTTAAATATGTTCCAGCAAGAGTACCGTGCGTTTGTGGGAAATGATCAACCTATTTGGGTACGAAAGCATAGCTTTTACGATTGGAAGCATGTGTATTATCAACTGCATTGGTATCAGGATATTGCAGATGGGATGATAACTGCGGATAAGCTAGATCGAAAGGATTAGTTATGAACAGTACTATGAGTAGTGTAACATTACAGGCATCTAGTGTAGAGACTATTGAAGACGCTCAAATGATGCGTGAGATTAGAAACAGTGTGCGCGAGTATATGACACGTGATACAGATAACATTACACCAGAACAACAATATCAATGGTTCTATAGTATGTATACATCTAGTAAATATGATGCGTATTTATTTTATAGCGCGCACGGATGCTGTGTAGGTTATGGTATGCTTACATCTTCTGATGATAAGGTATGGGGAACGCTAGCAGTAAAGAAAGAGTTTCAAAATCAAGGATATGGGACTGCTATTTATCAATACCTTACTAGAGTATGTGCAGAGTTTAAAGAGCAGTATGAAGATCATTTTTATAAGGGCGAAGTGTATCACTATTTTTCAAAACTGTATGAAGATCTGTGGATTGAAATCTATGCAGATAATGCGGAAAGTCTGCGAGCAGCACAAAAGGCAGGATTTGAAACAGTACATGTGGGCGACAAGGTAGTTACGCTTGTTCATAGAGGAAGGAACGCAGATGAATCCTGAACGCACTATTCCACTATTTAAAGTATTTATGTCAAATCAAGCAAAGGCTAATGTACAAGAGGTATTAAATAGTGGGTACATTGGTCAAGGGCCATATGTAGAAAAGTTTGAAGATCTATTTGCTAATTATGTAAAGTCAGATAAACCTATTATTTCACTCAACTCTGCTACATCTGGTTTGCAGCTTGCTTGTTATATGATTGGCTTGCGTGAAGGCGATGAGGTAATCACTACACCAATTACGTGTACTGCTACACAGACTGGTATTGTGAGTAGTAAGGCTACGATTGTATGGGGTGATGTTGATCCGCGCACAGGTTTGCTTGACGTCGATGATGTGCGGGCTAAAATGACAAAACACACAAAAGCCATCATTGCCACCAATTGGGGTGGTAGAAAGCCTAACTATGTTGAACTAAAAAAGTTAGGTGTACCAGTTATTGAAGATGCAGCCCATGGGCCATATGAAGTAACAGAGAATAGTGGTGATTACATCGTATGGTCAACACAAGCTATCAAGTTTCTTACTACTGGAGATGGTGGGATGTTGTACTGCTCAGATCCAGAACGTGCACGCTTACTACGTTGGTATGGGCTTGATCGTCGATCCTCTAAAGATTTCCGCTGTGCACAGGATATTCAAGAAGCAGGGTTTAAGTATCATATGAATGATATTGCTGCTGCTATTGGATGTGGGAATATTAGGTATTTAAAGTCTTTAATTAACGCGCACAAACGACATGCGCGTGCATATGAAAATTTGTTGACTGTAGACAGACCGTCATATGATCCAGAATGTCCATACTGGATTTACACCATTTTCTGTAAAAATCCTACGTTGTTAAGTGAACAACTAAAGAACTTTGGTATTGATTCCAGCCCAGTGCATGCGCGAAATGACAAACACACTGCATTTCGTCGTATTGCAAAATATAGTGATAATACTGGTGTAGTAGAGTATGACAGCACACAGCTAAACATCCCTGTTGGTTGGTGGCTAGACAGGAATGACACGGGGATTGTAGACGATCTCGCATACATTGCTGATATAGTAAATGCACTAGTCGAAAGGATGGGCTTATGAAAAAATTAGTACTATTTGCAGTACCAACATACAAAAAGCTTCAGATGTGCGCGGATCTTGTACAATCAGTTCCAGACGAAACAGATATTGCTATCTACAATCGGTTAATTATTGATAACAGTGGTGGTGAAGTAAAGCGTCAATTTCCTGATCTTGAGTCACGCTGTATGATTGCTACTCCAGTACATAATATTGGTGTTGCGCGATCTTTTAATCTTGCTCTCCATATTGGAAGCGTGTATGAGTATGATTATGTGATTATCAGTAATGATGATCTTGTATTACGTCCAGATACGCTTGATACGCTTGTAGCAGCAGCAATTGAGCAAGACAGTGATCACAAGAAGCTGATCTTTTGTACTAGTGGTGGTGGGTTAAATGCGTTTTCTCTTTTTCTTGCACCCCCCACAGAGCTGATTAAGCGTGTTGGTTTCTTTGAGGTAGCGTATTTTAGCTATCTAGAAGATAACGATATGCACTATCGACTACAGCTCTACGGAGCTGATCTCGTACGTGTACCTGGATGTGATGTAGAATCGCATGAAGTTAGTGCTACTATTAAAGAGTTCATTGGTGCAGAAGTTGAACACTTCCACAGATATCGTGCAAAGGGTACACAGGAGTATCTACGTAAGTGGGGAGGTGGCCCACATGCAGAGGTCTATCAGACACCATATGACAGTGGACTTGACAGTACAACCTGGCATCGTGTATACTATTGCAAGGAAGATCCTATCAACCTTCCAGATTACTAAGAGGTATTTATGAAAAACTCACGTGGTGCTACTATCAATCGACTCATCGTATCAGAAGCAGCATTAGTAACTAATAAAATTATTATTACTGCTGTCACTGGAAAAAAGATTTATATTCATCAAATGTATCTTGACACAGCAATTAATAATAATACTATTATTTTTAAATCAAATGGTACGCCCATTGCTCCAAGTTTTTACTTTGCAAACAAAGGTGATGCGCTTATTCTACCTTTAGCTGATGAAGTTGGTTGGTTTGTTGGAGATACAAATCTAAGCATCAGTTGTGATGGTGGTTTTACTGGTTTCATTATGTATACGCAGGAATAGTGTGCGCGCACAATAAAAGAAAGGATACGTTATGATTGACCCCACATACAAAAAGCAGGTAGAGGATATTATTAACTCTCAGAGATTTGAAACACTATTATCAGCCCAAATGAATGATTCTGATTGGCCACGGTTTATGGTATTTGAAAGTCACTTCAGTCATCCACAATACGATGATTGGAATAGTGGTAGTGATGGTTTAAGCTACATGGATAAATCTCCAGCACGCACTGAGTGGATGTGGGACACAGCTCTTCAAGCATTCTCGTACTGTAGTAGATCGTTTAAAAGTAATGAAGACCTTATTCGCTATACTCTTGAAATGCACAATGCAAAAAATAGCGATTATGGAAATCAAAAAAGCCCATGGACAAACATTTTTGCATGTGAACGTGTGATGGGGCTTCCAGCAGAGATAGGTATTATGGTGCGTATGCTTGATAAGGTGAGTCGATACCGACAGCTCACGAAAGCAAACTACACACCACGGGTAGAAGAGTCATTGCTTGATACCGTATTTGATATTGCATCGTACGCATGTATGCTCCTCTGTATTGAGCAGCTACCAGAATCAGAACGTACAGCATTGGTGTGGTAGTTTCTTAGGTAGTATTAGGGTAAAATTGGGGTATTGACAACGCTTGAAAAGTATGCTATACTGTTACCGTGATGTAGCAGTATAGCCTACACGATAGGTAGAAAGTAGTAAGTGTGGCAAAGCATCGAACATTAAAAGAAGAAACAGAGTTTACTGTAGGTAGTAAGGTGCGGGTTACTGATAAAAACACAGAACATTACCAACAAGTAGGAGAAGTAGTACGTTTAGGATCTGCTGGTGAGGTATTGTATATTATGGTGTTGTTTCCTGGTTATATCACACCGCGCACATTTGTGCATCAGCAGATAGAGTTAGAAAGGGTGTAATATGGATTATTATGGTGTTCGCACTATTGATCTTGCCCACGCAGTAACAAGGTTTTTTAATTTACACTACACACTACCTGATGAAGAGGTAAAAGCAGTAAGTACCGTAAATCACCTACAGGCTTTGTGGGAGCGTAAGCGTGGTGGTTGGCTTCGGATCAAGCACGATGTGCTATCATACACAGCACGATCAGGGTTTCTGAGCTTTGTAGTTACTCCAAGTGAGTTTACTATCAAGCTCTATAAAATACCATACTTCCCACAGCCAAAAGGAGCAATTCCTATTGTACATATTACCTATTATGCTCCTACATATGCTCAAGGACGTACCACAAGTACCAGAAGTGTTTCTGTGTACATTGATAAATCAATCGATCTTTTATCGCAGAATCTAGTAAGTGTTGCTCCTCTTTATACTATTGATAATCCGTTAGGTTTTAATGGTTTTCTGGAAAACCTTTTAGAAGAAACATCTGATGGAATTATTCGTACAGATTGGATGACGAGGAGTGCTGCTCGGGATCTTTTATACGCTATGCGCACATATCGATAATATAGGGGGTAATTATGTTCTTTGGGCCAATCGTAACCAACATGGGTAGTAGGGCTTCGTTCATTGATACGCTTGCACGATGGGATAAGCAGAACTTTACCAGTGTGAAGGTGATTACTGGATGGGGGCTGTCTGGTGGTTGGAGTTCTAATGATCGCGCACAAATCCTTTCGTTTACATCTAATCCTATCGTGCGTACCGTAGCTGGAGATCCTTCTTCACGTCGTCATCCTCTACCCCATCCTGGTATTATTATCGATGAGTTACGACCGTGGCTTGACATGAAGTTCAACCTTATGGTAGAATTAGGTAATGAGCCAAACATCAAGCCTGTAGAAGATCGCTTTATCTGGGAGTATCGTTATTTTCTGGATCAGAGCATTGATCTTGTGCGGCGAATGTATCCACACGCACACATCATTGCACCAGCACTTATTGTCAACAACACGGCACAGCGATGGTTTGATGTGTGTAAAAATGTATTTGAGAAGTGTGACAGTGTAGGTATTCATGCCTATGAGCATATCAGTTTTTCACCACTGGATAACATTCCCCGCACAAATCAACTAGCTACGCTGAATACAATGTATGAGGAAGTTAAAAAGCCAAAAGTCATGACAGAATATGGTATCAACGATTCAAAGGTATCAAAAGTGGTAAAACTGCGTGAGTATATGGAGATGCTGCCAAAGCTCAAGGCTTTGGGATATATTGGAGCTACATTTTATCACATTAATGTAAAAGAGGATATTGATCCGCAATATCATATTCCAGTATAGTGTAGGATAGTAGAAAGGATGTTCGTATGTCACAACCAGTATATATCGTGCAAGTAAAGTTTACTAGTCCACAAAAAGCAGAGCTATTTGCACGATGGATGTCACAACACGCGGTGCATGATTATGCACAATATTCACAAATGAGCGGTCAGGATACTGGTGTTTCGATGTTTGTGCGCGAACGACAAGATAGAGATCTACCACACATTACTTTCATCAACGCAATGGGAGTATAGAAAGGATACATTATGTATACTACTGATTTTGACAAACTACTTCGTCTGTACGAAATTGCGCTAGATTCTCAAAATCCAGCAGACGCACAGAGAGTTTTCAATCTTGTGCGCCCCATCGCAGAACGCATGATTTATGAGTTGCTAGAAGTTTCCCTTGTTGCACGAAATCTTGTTGATGGTAAGCGTGATGTAACTACAGAGGATCTTATTTCTGCTGTACATCATGCTCGTAATGTGGTAGTATAATTAGTTAGAAAGGCGCTCACATGAACGCACCACGAGCAGATAAAGGAGCTTCACTTACTAAAATCGTAGCAATTGTTGTTTGGCTCTTCGGAACAATTATGACGTTTAATTTTATGAACCAGACAACTTCTGGATCATGGGAGTTCATCCAACTTGCTGCAATCTCGTTTGGTATTCAGCTCGTACTTACTTTAGGGCAGAGTCCAATTTGGACTGGATCAACAAAAACGTGGCAAGTTAGCGCTATGAGCTTATTTTGTCTTATCAGTGATGTGCTGATTAACTTTGGTGGTGCATTATCAGTGATGGCGCAAGTAGATGCCTCTGGAAGTATTCAGGCATTTTCCAGCACATTCTTTGGGACATCAGCTGATTTCCCAATGTGGGTCAAAGGGATGCTTGCACTTATTGTCAGTATTGCTATTGCAGGACTTCCAGAATATCTCTGGCGTCTGGATATGAAGTAAGGAGTTTCGTATGGGATATGATCACTGGATGACGCCACCAGATGAGTTGGAGCTTGCTCGGAGTATCATGGGCAGCATTACGTTAGATCCCGCAAGCAACGCGGTAGCACAGCAGTATGTACGTGCAGAACAGTATGCTGTGCTACCAGAGGAATATGATGGAAGTCCAGGTCAGGTTGTTGATGGGTTGCAGATCGCTTGGTCTGGTAATGTTTGGCTTAATCCTCCATACAGTAAACCAGTAGCAGACTTTGCAAAGAAAGCAGCAAAGGAACTACCAAACGTTACCAGTATGATGATCCTCGTTAATTCACAAACTGATGCAGCGTGGTATCATTTACTGATGGAGAAAATGTATTACCTGTGTCTCTATCGAGGTAGAATTAAGTTCTGGAAGGTATTTGACGGGGCTGCACATCAGCGCTGGATTAGTACTACTACCAGTAAAATGACAAACAGTCCTAGATATACCAATAGTGTATTCTTCCACAGCAAGGATGATGCAGCATTGAAGAGATTTGCGCAGGTATATGCAAGGAAGGGTAAAGTGTTAGTGCCTTTATATTAGCTTACCAGAAAGCAAACCAGTGTGCGCGGTGTTATAGTCGCCGCGCACACCACAGAAAGGAAGGAAAAGGATGCGGACACACTATCTTGTAAAAGATCTTCGACAAGCATGTCGGGAAAGACTGGGAATGGTTACGAATGGTCAAGTGTTGCTCGGTGAAGTACAGTTTAAAGTTCTGTGGGATGACAACAAGCATGAGTGGGTAGCTGCCAAGTATGTAGCAGAGGATGAAGACGATCAGGATGAGCCTTATAAGGGCTAGAAAGCAGGTAATATGGTAAAATATGTAGACTGCGCTGGTGTGCGCGAAATGGTATACATCTCAAAAAACGACATCCATCCAGCAATGGCAGAAGCAATTAGCCAATATTATAATCAACCAGTAGCAGTAGGAGTAGATATTGAAACAACAGGCTTAGATCCTCGCTATGATCGCATCTGTACGATTCAGGTTTCATTACGATATGTGGGAACAAACGTCATCCAGCTAGATCCAGGAGCATTTCCAAAAAACCTGATAAACTATCTCACAGATAGCAATGTACATAAGATCTTTCACTACGCTATGTTTGATGTAGGATTTCTTTTGTATACGTATAAGCATATGCTTCGAAGTGTTAAATGTACGCGCACAGCAGCATCTATTGTCGATCCTACACGACAAAAGTTTTTCTATCATGGAAAGCCAAGTCTTAGCCTTGCAGCACTGGTAGATCACTATTTTCAAGATACATTGAATAAAAAGCTCGCAGTAAGTGATTGGTCTAATCCCGATCTTACAGAAGAGCAGCTTGCGTATGCTGCAAAGGATTCATACTATCTCACGGATCTCTACTATCGATTGACAGAAGAGATGAATGATTTTGAGTATGACATGTATCTTGCTGCTTGTGAATGGCTTCCCTATAAGGTGTATGCGTTACAGAGCTTTCAACCAGATCACTTTAGTCGTGATTAGATAGCCGTGACTAAAGTGTGCGCGGAGGGAGTATTATGTCAACACGAAACATCAACATTAACAGTGGAGATTCAAGTGATAATCCAAAACTATCTCTCCGCAAGCCTGAACTAGGTACTACTGCGATAACTGCTATTGTGGTTATCGCAGTAGCCGCGCTTGCTTATCTGGTTGCATGGTTTCTTGCAGTGAATATCACAAACTTCTACTGTTGGTCAAAAGGACAGAGTAGTTGTATCGCTAGTGATATTATTCACTATCTTTTTATTGTTGGTATTATTGCTGGTTTTATTGGTATTGGTGCGTATGCAGTAGAAATTATTCGCAATACAAAGTATCTCTATTTCCGTGGAGTGTTTTTGGATCGTAAGTCTATTGAGGAGCATGCGCAGTCGTTGATTGGTGTTATTAACACCAGCGCACGCAGTGAAGCTACATATGGGCTTGATACGCTGAGTAAAAGCGTAGAGGTGGTTGGTGGAAAAAGAGCAGAGGATG